GCTAACAATAGTTACCCCCTCAAATTTCTTCTGACGGCTAGGAGGAATCACTTGATTCAATACCTCGCGGGTGATTTCATCGCTTCCAATCTTCATAATATCTATCGTGTAGAAGTTGGAGGTTTGCCTGCCAGAGTGATCTTCTCGTTCTTCCCGATTAACAAGACCGACCGCGATCAAGGCATTGAGATATTTCTTCGTCATTGGTTCAGATAGGTTCGCCTTCTGTGCGATTTTACGAATCGACGGCCAGCAGACTCCTTCATCGTTTGCACAATCGGCGAGGCACAAAAGCACCAGCCGCGCATTACCCTCTGTCTTGCTATGCTCAAAGACATCGGACATTATTTTTACACTCATTGTAAAAAGGGCGGTCTCTTGTAGTGGCGGAATAAACTGGCGAACTGACAGATGAGAGTGGTGATACCACTACAAGCGACCATATAGCTTTTTATTCAATTTATCTTTATTCCTTATCTGACTCGGCTCTCACCCCGAGGTCTGACCTCTCAGAATCGCTAACCCTATCACTACTGATTGTGACGGGTCAAGAATTATTTTTTTTACCCTGTCCTTCCAGACAATAGCTTCACGCTGATACTTGAACATCTTGATCTGATTCTTGCGCCAAAACTCATAAACCTGTTCAGGAGTTTCGCCAAGAATCTGCAATTTTTTCCAAGCATTCAATTCATCAAGAGCAACCTCAAGGGATTGCTCCAAGTCTTTAATTCTGTATTCTAGTTGTTGTTTTGTTTTCATAGTTTTTATCGTTACCGATAATCTAGGATTCCAAATCAATCTCCTCACGCTCGCATTTCACCCATTCCTCGATTTGCTCCATTAAGTTAGTCCAAGCAATATCGGACATATCTTCATCTGGGCAGTCGATAGCATGTAGTTTGTGATGGAGTTCTAGGTCTTCGTCTTTGATTAGGGCGAGTTCTGACCAGAGGATTCGTTTGCCAGAGTAGGTCGCGGCCCTCGCTGTAGAGTTGGGACGCACTCCGAGAACTAGGTATCCTCCATGCCCACTAAAGGTTTCAAGGGTAGAAAAGATGCCTTCGCCCATCGCTTCGGCGAGAGACATATTTGTAATCAGAACGGACTTGCGAGCGAAGTCCATGAACTTGAATGAAGTTAAATCTAAATCTATATTGTTCTGGTAATTATCCATGGCTTGGAAATGTATAAAAAAAAGATTGACCTGTCAATATAATTTACTACACTGACACTTATTATGCACCAGTTAGAAATCGCCTACAAAAGCTACATCTCTGCGATGGAGCATAGCAAGGCAATTAAAGTAAATGCAAGGCGGATGTTTGGCGTGCATTTAAGAGATGTCAGACTCCAGCTTGGTCTATCGGTTAGAGAGCTTGGAGATAAGATCGGAGTAACCGGGAGTCTGATTAACCAGATTGAGACATCATCAAGAAGCATCTTAGCCAAGAAGCAGATTGATGCGATTATACAATTATGCTTAGACGCAAAAAAACTTTCAAAGCCAAAAGCGGATTCAAGAAAAGAGGAGGAAAGCTCAATCCAGTTTCAGCCAGACTCAAAAAGCGAAGCATTGAATACAGCAAGGTAAGGAGAGAGTATCTTGAAGAAAAAGGTTACAGGTGTGAAATCTGCGGCGGAGAAGCAACCGACATCCATCACAAAAGTGGGCGAGGGAAAAACCTTTGTGAGAAGCGCACTTTCATGGCTGTTTGTCGATCAGACCACGACCGCATCCACCAAAACCCAGCGTGGGCAAAAGAGCAAGGCTACCTAGTTTACCAGTTCAAATAATATGTTCAAATCACTTATTGTGTGCGAAGGCACATTCGTTGACGAAAACCCACTGAAGATTCGCTTCCGCCAAGATTGGGTGGACTGCTGGATCAAGAAGGCAGACATAGAAAAGATCGAGATGCTTGGGACGACATTCGAGGGAGATAAAGTTTGTCGAATTACGATCAGCGAGGAGCTTGCGAATTTGATGGAATTGCAAGGAATGTTAGAATAGATTACGAGAAACTTCCCGTCGGGCCTCTGGCTTCCCATTGGGTCGCTAATACCTTCTCAACCGAGTCGGCGCATACTTCGACAATCTGAATTGACAGATGAATCCGAGGGACGCTTCGGGCTAGGGTTTTTAATTTTATCGGTAACGATAATCCTTGACAAAGCGCATTATCTGGACGATTGCTTTCGAGAGCTATGGGATGTCATGACATATCCAAAAGAGAGTTAAACAACGCCAAAGATGCGATTAACCGCGCACTAAAGCAAGCCTGCGACTGCGCGACAAATGCTTGCGAATGTAAGGATGTGGCGGTGCAAGCTCAAATTAGCGCACAGTCTTCCGCTCAATCGGCATACACAAGTGCTACTCAGTCCTCAGCGATATGGAATGATTTCCAGTCAAGGTATCTTGGAGCGTTTGCCACAAACCCAACAACCAGCATAGTTGGCGCGTTGTATTTCAATACGACGACGAGCGAGTTTTATGTCTGGAACGGAACTATCTGGCAAGCGAGTATTGATGGAGTTAATGACTTAGACAAGATGTTTAAGTCGGCGAGCGACACATACTACCACGACATCATTTACACGGCAGGCGGAGATGTATCAGCAATCGAGGTTTTCACGGACAGCACGCGGGCTGTGCCGCTCTACACGCGCACGATCACCTACGATGGGCTGGGCAACATCACGCAAGTCGTGACGGTCGATGAGCAAATTCCCTCGGTGTCTTTGACAAAAACCATCACCTACGACGGCTCAGGAGACATCTCAAACCTCGAGCGCATTTACAATTTCTGATATGGCAATCACCCTTGTAGGCTCGACCATCACCATTGACAGCGGCGTGGCTGCTGGCACGGCCACGGGCGGCACTTCGACCACGCTCACGGGTTCGGGCTTCAGCACGGCATGGGCTGACCGCATTATCTACCTCACTGGCGGCACGGGTGCGGGGCAGTCTCGCCCCATTCGGTCATCAACCACGGGCGTCATCACCGTGACTGACGCTTGGGACGTAACGCCCGACGCGACCACAACTTTCAAAATCAGCTACGACGTGCGCGACATTGTGACCGCGCTGCCTGCTTCGGCTTCGCATGTCGGGCTTTCGCGGCAAAAGATCATCCAGACGGCGGCATTCATTCAGGTCGTCAATGGCGGCGTGTTTGGCGGGCTGGACAACTTCATCATCTTTACTGGCACAAACACATACCTTCACAGTGCCGTGGGAGGCTTCATTCAGTTCGGGCGCAGGGTTTCGTCTGAGCGTGGTGTGAGTGGTGGCGGGCTTTTCTACAACCAGAGCGGAACGACCTACGCCTTCTACAACATGGCAGGCGTTGGGCGCTTCTATCAGACGCGGTTTTCTGTCACGCCGGAAAGTGCAACTGGATCGGCTTTGCATTGGCTCTTCCAGAGTGGCGGGCCACAATCGGCAGAGTTCATCGACTGCCTGTTTGAGAATTTCACGCTGCAAGAGGGCACCAACCGAACGCTGGTCAACGATCGCTTCATCGGCAGTTTCGCGGGTATGTTCACGTCCGAAAACCCGGTGCGAAACGCGGGCAGCGAAGTGTTTTCTGCGGCTCTGTCTGTGCGAACTGACCTCGGAAATCCGAACGGCTCGGACACGTTCGACCTGCAATACTTCCTGCCGAACCCGTCAACCGGGCTATTCACCCGCCCGATCTTCTGCTTCAACTACAGCCTTCCCGATGGCGTCCATTATTATTGGAACACGTCATTTCCGGCTGGTCTGGCAAGCTCGATCCGCTGGTTTAACAACCTCGGCAACGGTCTGTTCTACGAAGGCTACTCTGTCGCGCCCGACATTCTCGATCTGGACGGCAACCCTGTTGCCGATGTCACATTGGCCCTGATTGACAAAGACGGCAACGCAGGCTGGACGGTATCGAAAGACGCCTCGTTCAATCCGGTCAAGCAGACAATCCTCAAGACCAATGCCAGCGGCACGGTCACCAATGGCGCGATTGGCACCGGGGAAAAAGCCCTTGTCACGCGGTCGCGGTGGTCGCGGCAAAGCGAGTTTGTCAGTCAGGCGATCAATTACTACCCGTTCACGCTCAAGGCCAGGAAATACGGGTATGTATATATCTCTGAAGCGGCAGACTTTACCGAGCGGACCACGCTGGCTAAGTTCCTCGCTGTGGATGACAACATCGCGCAGACCAACGGCGCAACGGTCGCGGCCTATACGACGCTGGAAACAACCGCGAAGCTCTACGACCGCTGCCGCTATTTCGAGAGCCTCGACGCGAATATCGCGGTGAACCTACCAATCACCCGCTCCGGCGACCTGATCGACGCAGGCAGTTACAACGTCGTCATCGACGCAACGGCGGCGCAGGCTTTCGCGGTGGCTGGCTCCACGATCACGATCAAGGCCAGCATCTACACGGGCGACATGACCACCACAGGCGTTATCACGCTTGCGAACGGTGCTGAGTTTGTCGGCACCAGGACGGACGCAAACGGCACGGTGGCCCCACCCAAGACTGTCAGCATCACAGGCATCGCCGCTGGCTCGCGCCTTCAGGTTTACAATGTGACAACAGCCGCCGAAGTGGTGAACACCGTTGTGGCTGGCACCAGCTACTCCGCGACCTACAACGAGGGCACCGGGTACAGCGCAGGCGATGTGGTGCGCGTTCGGCTGGCGTATGACAGCGGGGCCACGGCAAAGCTGCCATTCACCGGGCAGGCCATCGTCGGCTCTACGGGCTGGGCACTGCTGGCATCGCAGCAGGATGATGCGGTCTACAACACGCTGGCCATTGACGGCAGCGCCGTTACCGAATTCACCGCCGACTATCCCAACGTGCAGGTGGACATAAGCGACCCGGATGGCTCGACGCGAGTTGACCGGCTTTATGCGTGGTTCGTCCACACGCAGTCGAGCGAAGACGGCATCCGAAACTGGTTCGCGGGCATCGTGCCAGAGGACGAAGCCAACTTCCGCATCATCACGGCAACGCTTGATCTGAAGATCGACAACATCGCCGCCACGGGCGTGACTTTCACGGATGGGCGCAGGCTCTACCGGGACGACAACGCCTCACCCCTCGTTGGCTCCACCACGGGTGGCGGCAGCATCACATTCTTTGCGGGCAAGGTTTACACCACAATCGTCAGTACAGCCTCACCAGTGGTTACGGGAGACATCTCACAAGTTCCGGCGGCGGTGCAATCCGGCATGACGGCGCAGGGCTACACGACGACCCGAGCAACAAATCTCGACAACCTCGATATTGCAGTGAGCACGAGGCTGGCCTCCGCCAGTTACACGGCTCCAGACAACGCCTCGATCACAAGTATCAAGGCGAAAACAGACAATTTGCCGGTTGACCCAGCGGATGAGTCCAGCCTCCAAGCTGCGATAGCCGCGATCCCTCCAGCACCGAGTGCAACTACTGTCGCAACCGCTGTAAGATCAGAACTCACTACTGAGCTTGGGCGCATCGATGTTTCGACTAGCACGAGACTAGCATCCGCGAGCTATACTACTCCGCCAACCGTCTCAGCGATTCGGACTGAGATTGACGCAAACAGCACAAAACTTGATGTCTCGGTAGGAACAAGATTGGCCGCAGCCAGCTATACCGCTCCACCTACGCCAGCGGCGAATGCAACCGCTGTGAGGACTGAGCTAACTACAGAACTCTCAAGAATCGATGTAGCAACCAGCACGAGAATGGCTGCTGCTAGTTACATTGCTCCGGCGAATGCTGACATTTCAGCGATCAAGGTAAAAACTGACAACCTGCCAGTTGACCCGGCAAGCTCGACGATTGTCAGCAACACTGAGGCTACGCTGAAGAAGAAGATCATTCAGGCAGCATTGATATAAAATCAATCCTCGCCATCGTCGTCAGACATGTAATAATCGTCGTCAGACATGGAGTTGATTTGTTCTTCTCGCCTAGCCCAGAAGCGATCAGTCGGGACAGGTTTATCGTTACCGATAAAAGTTAGTCCATTTCGGCGGGACATCTCTAGTGCGTAGAGAAACGAGTCAGCCAAGTCAGGCGAGAAGCCAGTTCTCGCTTTGTAATCGTCTTTAGTCTCTACGGCAATTTTCTTGTTCTTGGTGCGATACCTACGAAGGCAGAGTTCTCGGCCTAGTTCGCCAGACGCTTCGACTCCATAGATCACACGGGCCTTAAACCCATGGAAACTCTGATACCAGTATTCGGAGATAAGACGATCATAGACTTCTGTGCAAGGACGCTTATCGACATCGGCTGCGATACGATCAGTCGGGCGGCCCATAGAAGAGATAAGAGCGATAGACGAACCATCTTTATCATGCCGTAGCCACTCACGCATGATAGCCTGCCCGATTCGACCACCATCACCGCTGACATCCATACCAAACTTGCTAGGCTTCACATCATGCTTGAGGCAAAGCTCAACTACCTTCGCGGCTACTTGGACATCAAACTCGGTAGCTTGCCCAGCGGCGATCTGGATCACTTCTTGGTTTACCAGATACATAACCTTCTGAGAAGTTCCACGGACATAGCCTAGCTTGCAGACTGTGAGGACGCATCGGTCTCCACCAGCCGTGAAGGCAGTATCGAAGCCAGCAATCTTGATAAGGTCATTGTGATCCCAGATAGGTTCAGAATATGTATCGGCATTCCGAATGACATCGGCGGTTAGGATGGTTTGGGCGAAGCCAGACTTGGGCCACCAGCCAATAGCGTTACGAACATAATCAACCGAGTTCTCATCGCCGTAGGACATTTTCAAGATGTCCGCTTGCTTCTTGCGATCCATCAAGAAAGGGAATGGAGAAGGTTCATCAGCAGGAGCTTGGAAGTTTGGCGACTTCATGCCATTGTAGAACAAGCATACGCCTGTTTCGGTTTCCCACTTCTCCATATCAGCACTCACAGCATCGAAGCTAGTGTGACCTTTAGGCATAGCCCAGCGGGTATGGGGATTGTCACCAGCGGACGGGTTACCGATACCGATGAAAACTTTGTCATCGTTGGAGGAAAGGTTCTGTCGGATGTTAATTGCGCCCATTTCCATTTCGGGCAACTCGTCCAAGGCTACGCGGATTCTATCGTTCTTACGACCGCGGGTGGTATCAATAGCCTTCTGGCCTTCGGAACCGGGCGGGAAGGCAATAGCCTTGATAGCATTCCGGTAGTCCTTCTCATCATCGCCAGAAGCGCCACCCCATACAATCATGTGTCGATAATCAACGAGGTTCCCGATCTTATTTGAAGCGCACTTCCAGAGTTTAGAGATGATACCCCAGATACGATCTTCTGATGCACCGAGAGTAGTAGTGGCTACCCATGACGAAGTGCAATGCGGGGCAGCGCACCAGTCCAAGTAAATCCATAGGCCGACAGGAAAACTTTTCCCCATCGAAGCAGCCCCGGCTAAACACACATCGTCATTGTTACATAGTTCTTCAAGAGTCCTAAGAAGTTGGGTATTGGTGTAGCCACGATTCTTAATTACAACATCGGTCGGCCACATATACTGGACAGCCTGAATAAAGTGTTCGTATGGTGACAAAAGTTTGTAGTCAGAAAGCTCGATATTCTTTTTAACTCGCATAGTTTTCCCGTAGTCGCCGCGAGTTAAAGCGTAGCAATAAAGTTCAATCTCAAGAGGATTCATGTTTTCTGGGAAAACCATCCCATATTTCCTAATGCCATTTTGAGAAACAATTTTTCTTGACATACAATCGATAGAAATACATCTTCACGCGAAAGGCAAGATGAAACTTAAAGAACCAAGGAGAGCGCCAGTCGGAGGGTTTTATTACAAATATGTAATCACGAGAAACGACCTTGAGTTTCCTGCAACTGTGTATGGAGAATCGCTTTCAAAATTGATTGAGAATGTTCTTCGAGACATGAGATCAAACGGAGTAACTCCGCCATTAGATATAGCAGATGTCATCGAAATCCAGATTTGCGAAAGGCAACCAGCGGACAGATGCTGGAAGGGAGCGGGAGATCATGTTGCACAAGCTATTCATGGAGTAGCAAGAGTAGTTGACAAGATAGCAGGAACAAACCTTGAAAAAAAGGCAAAAGGATGCTCTAGTTGCCGTCAACGCCGACAAGCGTTAAACAATCTGTTCAACAAATAACTCTATCGTTAACGATAACTCATTATGCCTATCTCAGTCGGATCAGACAATTTCTCACTTTCAACTCTTGGCCCAGATGGAGAAGTCCCAGATACTAGGATTTCATCAGCTAACCATGCTTGGAATATCGCAAACAATCTCGCTCTGTCAAATGTAGGACGCGAGAATAAACGCATTCGGGTATACAAAAGCTACAAGAGGTTTCCACCTACTGGCTATAGCAAGCTGGCAGAAAAGAAGTTACCTTGGCAGGCAGATGTGAACTGGGGGCAGATGGAGTTCATCGTAAATAACCAGAAGTCCAGTTTCTACGATATTCTTACAGAAAGACAAACCTGTGCAACAATCGAAACTAAATATGGCAATGAAAAAGAAAGACTCGTCCACACGGAAAACATCACGCTCGCGTTCGACAAAGCGATCCGCGAATGGCCGGGGTATCTCTACAACAAAGAACAAGAACTTGAGTCGATGCTGCTCTACGGAAAAGGCATCGGGATGTGGCACTCTCCTCTTGGCTGGATGCCAGAATATGTTCCGCTTTCTGACCTCTTGTTCCCTGATGACATCAAGGTTGATTTCTCGAATCTGGAAGAATTTGTGCGGCGAGTTCGACTCACACCGTATCAACTCTACAAGATCATCGAAAACCGATCTGCCGCCGAAGACCTTGGGTGGAATGTTGATGCAGTCATCGACGCCATTCGATTCCACAAAGCGTTCTCGGAACACAACAAAACGCGGGAAGACTTCTTCCGAACAATCTCGGAAAGCGGGTTCAACTGGTCGTTGTCAGTCAACCAAAAGATCGACCTCTACGAAATCTATTGGAGGGAGTTCGATGGTAAAATCTCCAAAGCAGTCATCCTCCAAGACTACAACCCAATCAGTCAGCACATCAACCAGTATGTCAAAAGCAACGAAAAGGTCAGCGAAGCAGTTGTCAGAGATCAGCATGGTTTCCTCCAGCTTAATGTCGGGCTTTTCGATAAGTGGGACGAAATTATCTATATGCTCACCGACTCGGTGGGTAGCGGATTATTCCATGACATCAAGTCCCAAGCGGAAGCGGCGTTCGTAGCGTGTCGTCAGTATGACTTCACGATGAACGGGCTGGTTGATGCCGTTCGTTTGAACTCCATGCTTCTCTTGGATGGCGGGTCGCCAGACTCAACCAAGATGCTCAAGCAGATGGAATGGCTTCCGATCAGCGTTATGCCAGACGGAGCCAAGTTCACGCAGAACAGGTTCCAGATGCCAGTCGCCGAAGGAATGCAGTTCATGCAATTCTACATGGGCGATCTATATCGCGGCCTCGGCCAGTATCGCATCAATGCTCCAACAGCAGGAGGTGCGCAACGCACCAAGGGTGAAGCGGAACTCGATGCGGCGGAATCGGCAAAACTTTCTGGAACTCAAATCAGGCGCTTCAACGAGTGCGAAACTCTATACTTCCGAGAGTTATACCGCCGATTTGTATCCTCAACTCGCAATGACGAGGGATACGAGTATGTCAAAAAATTCTACGAAATTCTTGAGGAACTTGGAACTCCTAAAGAAGCTGCCGCATGGAAGAACATCACAAGCATTCGAAGCAATCTCATCAACGGAGCAGGAAGCCCTAGCTTCAAGCTCATTACAGCGGAGAAACTTGTATCGCTTACTAGCATTACTCCAGCCAACGAAGGACAAGAGAATGCCGTTAAAGACGCCATCGCAGCTTTGGCGGGGCGGGACAATGTAGCTAGGTATCGCAATACGAAGATGAGCAAGATTGATGATACTGCCCGTATCATTGGTTTCGAGAACGCAGGTATGACGGATGTGTTCGTCAACCCAGCGAACTTCCCAGTCTTGCCAACCGATCCTCATCTTGAACACGCGCAAGGTCACTTCCAAGACCTCATGTTGCAGATTCAGACAAACATGCAAGCAATCCAAGCTGGCATGGCGGAGATTACAGAACTCGCAAAGGTTGTTCGCTCCATCCAATTCAAGGGCGGGCACATCATGGCCCATGTGGAGTTCATCGCCAAAGACCAATCCAAGCAAGACTTCCTCAAGCAGTTCATGGAAGGAATGAACCAAGCAGGCAAGATGGGCGACGAGATCAATGCCGTTTACCAAGAAATGCTCCAGAGCGAACAGCAGTCTCAAGGCAAAGGAATGTCCGAAGAAGACATCAAGCTCCAATACCTCGCTGCCAAGTCTGGTATCGAAATCGACACCAAGCAGAAGCTCGCAGACATCTCTATCGGCAAGGCATCTGTCAGCCATGCCCAGCGCACAGAGCAACGCAAGCAACAGGGCATTACCCAACTCGCGCTACAGAAAGCCAAGGCTCGCGCCGAGATTCAAAAGACAATGGGCAAAGCCCAGCCTATGCAACAGGCTCCCGAAGCTCCAGAGATGGAAGAAGAGGAAGAAGTCGAGGAGGTAGAAACCGAGGAAGAAGAGATCGAAACCCCCGGCGAAGAAGTTGAAATGGAAGAACAGAAACAACAGACACCACCTCAGCCTAATGTATGAAAACCGATAAAATCAAAAGCCTCTGTGCCAGCATAGCCAATCACGAAGATTGGGCTGCGCTACAAACCTACCTGCTAATGACCGCCCAACCATCGAGCGGCATTGATACGGCACGAGACATCTTCAACGGGATAAATACAATCGGGGAGGATACACCTACCC